TATATATTATAAAAAGAAAAAAATTCTTTTCAAGAATCCGACTTCGTCGAATTCCGCGCTTCGCGCGTAAAAAATGCCTAAATAAAAATATATATATAAAATATAAAATGAAAACTTTAGGCAAAAGTAGGCAAGTGGGAGAAGAAGGTAATACTGAGACTTCTTCTCCCAACAAACAAGCAACTAGAAAAACTTTCTACTGCTTTACTCATCACAATTATGAAAATGATATTGATGAGATAATTAGGCAATTCAAATCTATATCTAAAAAAGGAATTATAGGATTTGAAATTTGTCCTACTTCTGGCAGAAAACATCTTCAAGGCTTTATTGCTCTCAAAAAACCTATGAGAATGACTGAAATTAAGATTATTGGTAAGCCTCATCTAGAAGCCTGTTTAGGTTCTGAAGAGCAAAATCTCAAATATTGTTCTAAAGAGAATAATTTCATTAAGTGGGGCTTTCCTGCTGAACTAAAGTTAATAGAACCTTCAAAATGGTGGCAGATACAGATTCTTGAAATTCTCAAAGAAGAACCAGATGATAGAATTGTTCACTGGTATTGGTCTGAATCTGGTGGTGTGGGTAAATCTCAATTCGCAAAATATTGCGTAGCAAAATTGGAGTGTCTTTTTTTTGAAGAAGGTAAAAAAGCAGACATAATGCATCTTATCTTCGAAGCTCCAGAGGAAAGATTATCAAAAATGATAATTGATGTGCCGAGAGATAATGGTAATAACATAAGTTATAAAGCCATTGAGAGCATCAAAAACGGAATGATATATTCTTCAAAATATGAAGGAGGTTATAAATTATTTAATTCACCTCATATCATTGTCTTTGCTAACCAGCCACCACAATATGAAAGGTTAAGTGCTGACCGATGGCGAGTCACACAAATTGATGTTGACCAATCAATATAAGATACCCGTCGGCTCGTTCCTCGCGACGGGCGACGCGCCTTGCGTGAGAGGCAACCTCCCAAACTCACGGCAAAGCGAGCTCTTCGAGCTCCCCTCCGGGCGCCTTTAGGACCTTCCTCCTCACCGGCGCTAAGGGCATTTTTTATTTTCCTTCGGAAAATAAAAAATACAATATATACAAATTTTTATTTTTTCTTTTTATTTAAGCATCTGTGAAATTCCACGATGTTACAAAGTGAAATTCTGCGAAATCAGCTGTAGATGATCCGGCAGATCCGTCTGCTTTAGCAGCCGTAAATACTATCCAACAATTTTTATTTGTTGGTATAGTAGCACCATCTTCAAATTTTAGTCTTCCTAAATGTTTTCCAAAATTGAATTGAAATGGCGCAGAAAATGGGCTATTATCACTAATACCTGTAGCTAATCCTGGGACATTAGCAAAACCAAGTTTTAATGTTTTAGTCGCATGGAGTGTCCAACGCTCTTTATTTATCCTAAATAACATGTCCAACATATTCCCTTGAATTCCTAGATTAGCATTATTTACATCAAAAAATGTAGATGCTAATGCGGTATCAGCAATAGATCCTGAATTAGTTTCCTTACATGAAACCAACCACATTTTTACATACATAGGAGCAACATAAGGATTAGTAGCACCATCATACGGTTTTAAATTAACATAACCTTTGATAGTAGCACTTTTTACAATAACCTCAGCACCGATGCGGTCTGATTTTCCTAATCCTTGAGAAATTGAGGGACTCAACCTACTAACAACGGGGACTAACCCTGGATTAGCCCCTATACCAATATTGGCACCGTAAGTATATATCTCCTTATTCTCTATTTCTTTGGCAAGAGCTCGTTTAACATACTGTTTAACTGCGTCTCCAACTCTTGCTGTTCTTTTTGTTGCTCTCTTCTTATAAGGTTTTTTACCCATTTTATTATTCTTTCTAGGAGCCATATTATCACTTTCGTAATATATATTATAAAAAGAAAAAAATTCTTTTCAAGAATCCGACTTCGTCGAATTCCGCGCTTCGCGCGTAAAAAATGCCTAAATAAAAATATATATATAAAATATAAAATGAAAACTTTAGG